GGCCAGTCTTTGAGCGTGAGTTAAAAGTGTGCCCACATACAGGACATGTTGTTTCCAAGCATATCCACCGAGATATAACATGTCCTCAACGATCCATAAATATTTGGCTTTCGTCTATCATTTCTAAGTTACTGTCAATGCACTGCACGATCAAGCTCTGCGTGAGCCAAGCATCGACGTCTTCGACAAACTCGGCCATGAACTCCCGTTGAAACCGTTCAAACGGAAGCTGAGCCCGCATCTCATCGATAAAACTTTGCTTGATAAGGCCCGACTTCACCACGTCCTCGCACGTGGTAACGTGCTTGCTGAACTCTGGGCTCTGACACATCCGATAGAAGACGCTGTCCTTGCTCCATGGCGTACTGCTCGCAATCAATGTGCCGTCAGTTGTACTCAGCATCGGGTACAGTACATTATAAAATACAAGGTCATCCTCTCGGAAAAATCCAGCCTCGTCCGCGATCACCTGATCTGCCGTGTAGCCTCGGAGTAGCTGAGGACTGTTAGGCAAAGCCACAATCCTGCTGCCGCCCCTTTTGAAGCGGACTGTCGTTCTCTGAAGTTTCTCGATAAGTGCAGAGCGTTTTTCCTTCGGTAAACAACCCAGAAAATCTTGAATCCGATCGCTCATAATCATGCTTTGCCGTAACGTTGGCGCCACAATCAAAGTCAAAGTTTTCGGATGTGTAAGGGCAAACCAGATTGCCCGCAGCGCTATACAAGTTGTTTTTCCCGCTTGCCGGCTCCAACGCACCACGATACGTTTGCTTTCATCCTTGAGGAGGCTTGCCTGATACTGCTTCGGAGTGAAGTGGAAGAGCTCCTCAACAAACTCCACAGCATCCTGAGGCAACTTGACGCTTACAACAGCAGCAGTAGGCTCAACTGCTGGGCTTTCCTGAAGGCTCTTCTCCAGGCTCTTTGCCTTGTTCTTTGCCTTTGCCTCATTAATCAACACTTCCAGCTTGTCCATGTCCCTGTCCATCTCACGCTCATCAATCCCATTCGCAATCGTGTTGATAATCTGGGCAATGTACGCGGCAACACGAGCCCACTTCTGCCTCTGAACAAGCGTAACCCGTTCCCGCTGCCCATCAACATACGTGAACCTATAGTTACCCTTAGCAAAACCCGAGGCAAGATCAAAAAGCTCCTCAAGCCGCTTAATCGTCTTTTCCCGTATCGTCTGAGTGTCAACTTTGAAGATTCTTCGCAGCTGGAAAAAAAGACGGGATACCTGCGTTTTGCGAGCAGTCCGACCGGCCAAAACACACCCAACCTCTCGTTTTTCTAACCCTTTCACCGCTGAAAACTTCCCCTGCCACGACTGTCAACCAGAACCTCGCCCTTCATGACGTCAGGCACATCGCCGACTTCAACAGGTCCACTCAGGAGCGCAAGAACTTCCGTGCGCGTCGTTCGGCACACGGTCTCACACCGCTGCCCATCATGAAAACTGCTGCCAAAAATCAAACCGCGAATCCGCATCTTCTGCAAACTAACCCCATCTTTTCTCCTGTGCAAGACCCTGCACTCCCCACGAAATGTTAAAGGCTAACATCACTCAAAGGCGATGAGACTGAAACGAAACGAATAATCACCCCTTAAATAAAGCTAATCTGCCAAAAGAACGTTATTGCCTGCCGATACTTAATCAGCGTCAATAACGCTAATATAAAATAGGATTCAATCTATCTTGTTGGTACAGCTTGTCACGACGCAGCAAAAAGGACGCAGCCGCAGAAGTATTGGAACAAATTGTTAAGTCGCCCAACGTCGCGCCAAGCAGAGTGTTCGCCAGAGCAGGCATCAACTATTTCTTCGCAAAAACCTTGGTCGAAAATGACTTGATAAAGTCTGAGAAAACAGGAAAGAGGCACACGAAGATAAGTATCACGGAAAAGGGACGAACATTCCTAACACATTACCGCGTCTGCGACGCACTTTTGCCTGCCTAGTCCACGCTTGTCGCGTGCCTTTGCTAGTGGCTTTGGGTGCGCTCAAAAAACTTGAAGCTCTCCATATCAGGCTCAGGGCCGCCAACAACAGCCTAGACTACTACCTGTCGTTCTTCTCGACCCTTTCTTCCTCGATTTCTTTTTCAGGTTCACCCCAAATATCCAGAGCAGAACTTGTAGGAGCACGAAGCGTGCTTCACTATTAGAAATTCCTAGTTTGGGTTATGGGTAGTGTTGTCCGAAGTGGTCGAGTGCTGTGGTTATGTCGCCCATGTTTACTACGCCGTTGTCGTCTATGTCCATGTTGGGGCTGTGAGGGTCCAGTGGTGGCATTCTTGGTGGATTATGCCAGTAGTTTCCGTCTGCGCCCAGTTTTGAGCCGAAAGCGTCAAGTACCGCTGAAATGTCGCCCATGTTAACCGCGAAGTTGCCGTCCACATCACCAAGGAGGGTCACCGCTATCTGGCCGTCTGTGAAATTGTTGTCAGCCGTGTATGTTTCGCTCTGACGAGGCCAAGCATAAGCACTTATTGTGTAGTTGCCCTTCGGAGTGCTGGTTGTGTTCCATGTAAAGGTGATGGTTGTGGAGTTTCCGCTTGCCAGAGTCACGGTTTGCGATGCAATAGGAATTGCGTTGGCGTGTAGTGTAATGTTGGAAGTTTCTTCAAGGTTTCCCTGATTTTGGACGGTGGCGTTGATGGATAAGGAGTAACCTTGTCCCACAACGTTTTTAGAAAGTGTCATGTTGGTGAGGGCTATGTTGATGTTGCTAAGCATTATTGCCGTCTCATTTTGCGTGATAATGTATGGGTCCGTTGGAATCTCGCTGATTTGGGCATGATCAGCCAGAAGTATTGTTGTACCGTTTATTGAAGCTTCGAGTGTGAAGTTGCCTGTAGGGGGAGCACCCGGTTCAGGTATGACAGTTACCAGATAGTTTCCAGCTTTAAGTTCCCACACTTCAACTTTGTCATCTAGTTCTCCGTCTCCGTCCAAGTCGAATTCTGTGTAGGACATGCCTGCAATTTCGCCAACCTCCTTAGTGAGAACGATTCCATCAGGGTCGGTGACCATCAAGTCTACCGGTGATCCAGTCGTGAAGCTAAGTGGGCTGTTATCCATCTGGTGGTGTGGACGACCGTAGTATTTGACGTGCAAAGGAGGGTCTCTCAAGTCCCCCGTGGATGGTTGCAACGTAGTCAGGTCTTCAGTTGTGGAATCATAGAACGCTACGGTAACGATTTTGTCTCCCCAACCTGTTGACTCAACAACATTGTACGTGAATGTTTTGCCATCACCGTAGCTGTATTGGAATGGGCCTCCAACATACATTGCGACGTGGTCAGGGTCAAGGTGTTTAGGATCATCCGTGTCGAAGAAAAGCAAATCACCTGCCTGGAGCTGATCTTTTGTTATGTCCGGTTTGCCCGGTATGTGGCAATTGCCCCAGTACTGCCCCCATGCCCCAAAATATTTAATGGGATTAATGTTCTCTCGTTTGCTCTCTGGCTCTATCGTTGTAAGCATGGCCTCTGGTCTAGCTCCCCATGCTTTGTTATAAGCCCAGAAAACTAGGCCGGAGCAATCTACTCCTTTGCCGAATTCTACCGTACGTGTTGTATCCTTGTAGAGGTAGTATCCTTCTTTGATTTCATTTGCCTCAAGCCACTTTTTGACTATAAGAGGATGGTCCTTCGGGGTTCCCCAGCCATGAAGAACTAGCTCAGGAGGATCTCCCTCCCAAATCATGGTCCAGTTCCAACCACACCCGCCTCCCAGTGCATAATCTGCGCTTTGCATAGCCAATTCTATGGCGAGTTCCCACGGTGTTGGGGGTGGGGGTGGAGGTTCTGATCGGACCAATGCAGTTATTGCTTTGTGAAAGAGCATTGTGATTGTGGTCGGGTTTGAGTTGTCGTTGTCGGTGCCGATCCAGCGTTGGAACCAAGGCTGTGAAGCAGCAATATACAGTACGGTTTTGAAGGTAAGGGTGTAAATCGAAACGGAAAGAGCAGCTGCGCCTCCTTCTTCTTCAGTGTTAATTGTCAAATTGTAGCTTGGCGGGGTTTCCTTGTGTAGATTATAATAGTCTATGAAGGCTGAAGGCGGACACCATGAGCCTACGATGTCTATTGGTCCGTAGCCTCTGTAGCGCCATTTCCCGTCAGAGTCAAGCTCTTCGCTGTACATTCCTTTTCTGATTCCAAAGTGAAGGTGAATGATGCCGCCGTTCTCTTCTGGAACGCTGGAGAGATATCCCACTATCTGCCCCTTAGTTACTTTTGCTCCGACTGGTACGCGGTCCGCCTCTCTCAGATGGCCTAGAACGCTGCAGACAAAGGTTCCATCCATGAGTTGATGCTCAATAATCACTACGTAACCATAACCCGTACGTTTTGCACTGTGCTTAACAACACCGTCTGCAGGAGCAAAAACAGGAGCCTCAAAGCTTCTAAGCACATCCTCTCCAAGATGATAACCATTCCAATCATAGTTATACCCTCCAAAACGTTGACGAACCGTCCAAAATCCATCAAGCGGAAAACGGAAACTATCAGCTGTTGACGATGCCGCAATCTTCACAAGCCAAGCATCAGCGTGGCCAGCGCCAATAGAATTTGTGTATCCTGCTACTGCGTAGCCTCCGTCGCCAGTCTGAACCACGCACCACGCCTCATCAGTGCCTGTTCCCCCATAGGTCTTGTTCCACAGCATGTTTCCACTCGCATCCGTCTTAACCAGCCAAGCATTATAGCCGCCAGCGTCAAAAGAATAAGTGTCTCCTGCTAGTGCGTAGCCTCCGTCGCGAGTCTGAACCACGGAAAACGCCACATCTTCGCCTGTTCCTCCGTAGGTCATGTTCCACACTTCGTTGCCAGAAGCATCCGTCTTTACCAGCCAAAAATCATCGTCGCCAAGGCCAGGAGAATCTCCTGCTAGTGCGTATCCTCCGTCAACAGTCTGCACCAAAGCCGATGCCAAAGCATGACCTGTTCCTCCGTACGTTTTGTTCCACTGCATGTTGCCCAAGGCGTCAGTCTTAATCAGCCAAAAATCTTGGCTGTCGGGGCACAATATGGAGCCTGCTAGTGCGTATCCTCCGTCAACAGTCTTAACCAAAGCATACGCCTCACCAGAGCCTCCGTACGTTTTGTTCCATTGCATGTTGCCCGAAGCGTCAGTCTTAACTAGCAAAGCACGATGTGTGCCAGAAGAATTTGTCCAGCCTGCCAGTGCGTATCCTCCGTCAATCGTCTGCACCATGGACCACTCCTCCTCATAGCCTGCTCCTCCGTAGGTCTTGTTCCACAGCATGTTTCCACCCGCATCCGTCTTAACCAGCCAATAATCCCAGCTGCCAGCGCCGAAAGAAGTTGTAAAGCCTGCTAGTGCGTATCCTCCGTCAACAGTCCTAACCACAGAAGACGCACACTCACTGTTTGTCCCTCCGTACGTTTTGTTCCACTGCATGTTGCCTGCACTGTCAATCTTTACGAACCAAAAATCAGCGTGGCCAGCGCCAATAGAACTTGTGCTTCCTGCTAGTGCGTAGCCTCCATCGGCGGTCTGAACCATAGAATACGCTGTATCAGAGCCTGTTCCTCCGTAGGTTTTGTTCCATTCTGTTGGGGGAGGTTCTTGGCTTGCCAAGTCTATGGTTCCTTGCGTTGCTGCAGACTTGTCTGGAACTGTCAGTGGTGAAAGTTCTGTTTCAACTGGTTGAATGTGAAACGCTAAAGGCAATATACTAGCCAAAATCAGCATCAACATTATTGCAGAAACTGTTCTCCTAAACATTACTTCTCCTAACCCCTATGAGGGGTTAGATGTTAGCCCCTTAAAGCAGTTGTGGAGGAAGGTTCTATTCTTGCTGAAAACTGTAGATTGTTCTCTTGGCGCACGCGCTAGGTTTACTCACCTTGTTCGCAGGTCTTACTTTTAAGCAGCATCTTTGCAGCCCCTGATTTCTCCGCTTCTTGACCGACAGAAAAAGCAGACAAATCAGCTGGTTTCTTAACCGTTGCAACTTCCTTATTCCTCATCCTAGTGTTCTGCACAGCATTGAAGGCTGACAAACGCAATCTGTGTCTTAGGCACATGCCGTGTTTATCGGTTCTTTTCACCCTTCGACAGTTTCCGTCTCTCCCCAAACCTCAAAGGCAAAACTCGTAAGAGCCCAATGCCAACCCCGCTTCTCAGCAACACGCTCACCCAGTTCCTGCTCGAGACGCTTATTCATGCGCAATATCCTGCGACTGACTTGGTGTCTCCTGACACGGTAACAGCTGAGCCGCGCAGCAAGATCCTTAGGCAACAAACCCGCATTACCCGCCTCAAACAGAAACTGCAGAATCTCCAAATCAACCTCGTCGACACATGCAATCTTCTGAATCATCGGCTTCTCAAAATGAAACAAACCCTTCAGACCTGCGAGAATAGTGCGCTGCATAAGCTTGACTTCCGCAATATCGCATAGGGCTCTTTTCAGGAGCTGCTGATTGTACTTCAAACGGCCTATTTTTTCAGCTTGAGAACGACCCTTTGAACGCACTTTTACAGCGTTTTCCATGTTGAAACGTTCACTCCACGAAACCAGCAATGTTAACGCCACACGAAACTGAGGGCCCCTGACCTAGCTTAGTGGCGCTCAAGCAGCTACACCGTGAAAACCATGGACTTTTACCATGCCATGAACGTAAGCCCAAAACACTGTTTGAACAACCTTTCACTACCAAAACCCCCTTAAGTCACGTACCTGTCGAGGCTCTTCTGATCTAGCGTCGGCTGCTGAACAGTACCCTCTAGATTCAACAGTTTCTTAAGAGCTGCAGTGAGCTCCTCAAGATCCACGTGCAGCGCCTGCACCTGGCCCTCAAGTTTCTTCACGCGTTCTGGCATCAGTAGATACTCAACCGCCGCGTCCCGACTGAAATGCTCCAGCTCACCCTCACTGACTCCTGGACTGTGATCTATCTTCCTCTCCGGCGTGCTAACACAGAAGTATCTGGCAAGCAGCTTGGCCACAGGATCATCAACCTTCAACTCATACCCCCGACAAACCTCACCCTCACTCAACCTGCAACCATACTTCAGCATCAGACTCTTAGCCACACGATCAGCAAGATTCTTCGCCAACACAAACAACTCACCAGGATGCCGCCCATACAAAGTCTCCACATGAACAATCCAACTACGACTAGTATGCCTAACCCGAACACCCAGCTCCAACCCCAACAAAGCCGTCCAATTCACCATCTCCACACGCCTAAAATCCCCAGGCAAACAACCCTCACAAACAATCGCAAACCGCACCTGACACCTGTCCAGACGGTACACGCCCGAACCGAAAACCATGTCCTCACATGATGCGAGAAAAGTTTGACCTCGACTCGTCAACTGATAGAAAACCGCTCGACTACGAACCCTCCGCTTCACAAGACCACACTTTTCCAGCTTCCCCAGGTAATAGCATACATGCTGCCGGCTCCAACCATAAATGCGACCGATCTTCGCAGGATAATCCTCAACCTCAACCCTCTTCAAAATCGGAATAACCCGCGTCCGAACAGCACTGAAGTCAAATTTGACTTTTGACATCGGAGCACAAGAATTTTGACTTTCACGACTGATTGCCAGAAACAACACCTCCCAGGCGGCTCAACTACAGAAAAAGGAAGGAGTATGGGTTTTGGACTCTATCGCTTTGAGAATCGATAGCCACAGTCTCGGCACATGTAGCGCTGCAACTTTCCTTGAGGAGTCTGTCGCATACCGTCTTTCCAAACTTTCTCGCAACCACATTGAGGACACTTGATTGTTTCCTGTCTCAAAGGCTTCTCTTTCCACAGATCTTCGGACAGAATCTTCCCGCAATGTGGACAATTGACTATCTTTCGACTCATTCAGCTCATCTCCTGCCAAACTTTGTACCAAACAGCGGATACGCCCTAAAAAAGAAAAAAGGGGAAAGAAGCCGTCAAGAAGCGCGTTGGGTTCATCGCCACGGGGTGTGGGGCTAGGGCAACCCCGCAATTACATATTAGCTCGCTTTTCCGCGCTTTCAAAGCCAAGGATGCTAGCGACCTTGCCAGTTGTCATATTATTACTTTGGGCTATATTCGTTTCGCCCTTCTGAAAAACGCTGAGGGTTCAGCATTTTCAGCGTCTGAGGCTGTTTGGGCTGATTTAGTTCGCCATAAGCCAAACATCAAAAATCAAGCCGTTCTCAGGAATCTCTTCTGAGTAGTTCTGTAACCTTCTTGAACAGCCACTGTCACCATGAACACATCGGGAGAACGCAGGATTTTGTAGTTCAGTTCGTTCCTTTTTTAATACTCAGCTGAGAAATTATATCAATTCTCATCGCGGGGTAAGACCCTCTTCTGTCGGTTCATTCGACCGCAGATTCTCCTATGTGCAGAGAATTCGATCGTCCTCCCAAGCCTTCGCACCCTTACGCCTGCCTGTCTCTCCATGATTTGTCACCACGCAACATCACATCTGAGTTACAATGCAACATTACATCTGATGTAAAACCATAGACCGGGTAGGGGTCATCGTTGAAACGTTCCATCAGATCAACGATGACAGACTACAAGGCATACAAGCGCATAGGAAGGGATTAGACATCTGACTTGTAAAGCAACATCATAACAATCACAAGAACAGTGACCAAGGGGGGTCATCGTTGAAGCTTTCCGACAAGACAACGATGCTCCGAGATCTCGCCCTCCAAAAACACGAATTTGTCACCCTCAAGAACGTAGGCTCAAATTCCACTCGTCTTTCTCCTGAAACTCCTGAAGAACGGAGCTCAGACAAGGTTGGCCAAATCACAGCTGCCGCACGGTCTTTGCTCTGTTGAAAGAAAATGCAGAAGCAACCCACCTAGACCCGCCCTGTATCTCAGCTGCCGTCTTATATCACGAATTCATCCTCACAACACACGCGCATAGGTTTCACAAGAAATCACGTCCACAGACAGGCTCCATGGAGGCTCATTTTCCCGGGTCGAAAGCTACGTGGAAACCCCGAATCTCTACAAAAAAGAGAAAAAACTAAAAAAAGGGGAAGGTGGCCTAGCTGCTTGGCTGTATATTGAAGGGTAACACGGCGTACGCGTGTATGGATGTTGCGTTTATTGCTTCGTAGCCCAGCATTGTGTTGATGCTGAAGCTCGCGTTACTGAACACGTCACTTTCCAGCACTTCGATCGTCACGTTCTGGCCTGGACTTGCGAACGTGCCGCTGAACAAGCTATTTCTGTCCACGACTTCGCTGCCGACGGTCCAATCTCTTGGAAGCATAACTCGGATCTCACCAGATCCGGTATCCAGCACCAGCATGCCCTTGACTTCTGAGACTACTGTTCCCTGAACCGTTGAAAGCGTGGCGTTCTGCAATAGTCCTCCGTTCCAGAGATCGTTCCCGCGCATTCGGCCCATGCGTCCTTCAAAGCATGGCCCCGTTATGTTGTTCGGTAGAGTAACGTTGTTCGAATCTGAGTAGGTTCGCATGTTCCAAGTGCCCATCTGAACCTCGTTGACGTTGGATGTGACGCTGTTTTGTGCGTATGCATAGGCGAAGGCTACGCCAGCCAACGCTAGGAATGCGGCTACAGCTACTGTGGCTATCTTCAGGTTTTTCCTCATGTTTCTTTCATCACCACAAAACAGCAAACCACACGATTATTAAACCGTTTTCCAGAATTACACCAGACTCAATCCCTAATCTCAACATGATTTCTTCTGTTCGACAAACGGAATGCAAACACACTTTCACAACCCATTCCAGAACAGCATTCAAAATCGAATGTACGGAATTATCAACTGTGTTGTTTGACCAAGGGGTGGGCTAGAGTTGAAAAACTAATGTTAGTCGTTCGCTTTCGAAGATTAAGAACTGAGGGGGTAACTTCCCATCGACGTCGTGCAGGTATCTTCTCATCCTACGAACTTTGACGGTAAAGACGCGTTTGGGCAAGCGAATTGTTGGGTAGTGAAGATTGATGTAAGGTCTGATGCTGACGGGGTTTTGGCATGAACTACGTGGTGGGTCGTGCTTGCAGTTTGAGGGCTATCGTTAGGGCTTGGTTGTTTCTTATGATTGTCAGATTGATTGTTTGGCCCGGTGTCGTGTTTTCTTCCAGATAGGTTGAGAGCGCGTCCATGCTTGTGATCCTTTTGCCGCGCGCGTAAGACTTGCGACCACGTTTGGTCAAGTTCGCGTTCCTAAATTGACTGCAAGAGTCATTGTCTGATTGTCTCGCACCAGTGTCACGTTTGTTGTTTGGCCTGGTAAAGTGTATTCTTCTAGGTAGGTTGAGAGATCATCCATGTTTCTGATCCGTGTGTTGTTGATTTCGATTATGATGTCGCCTCCTATCTGAACCGATGCTCCTTCTATTTGGGTCTGGGCGGTGCTGGCTTTGAGACCGGCCTTGTCAGCTGGCCCTCCGCTCGTTATTTGGGTGATTTGCACCCCGTAGGTCACGGCTGTGTTCATCGCCTGCGCAACCGCGTAGGTCATGTCTTCCCCGGATATTCCTAACCAAGGATGGTTGTTGTATGAGCCGTTTGTGATTAGAGATTCGACTTCTCGCAGTATCGTGCTCGAAGGAATCGCCAGTCCTAAACCTTGAGCAGCTACTCCTTGGGAAGTGAGTGCGGTGTATGAGGTTATGCCGACGACTTCGCCCTGATAGTTCAGGAGTGGTCCTCCGGAGTTACCGGGGTTTATGGGTGTCGTCGTCTGTATGCAATCGGCTATGTTATAGCTGGACCAGGACACCGAAACTGTTCTGCCGAGGGCGCTAACTATCCCTGAAGTCATTGATCCGGCATATCCCAAGGGATCGCCGACAGCAATTACGGGGTCGCCGACTTTCAACGTTAACGAACTCGTGATGTTGAGGGGTTTGTACTCATCTTGTGGCGCGTTTGCTGAGAGCACGGCGAGATCCGCATAGGGATCCGAGCCCGTCACGTTGGCTGTATAAGTGTCTCCGTCTGTGAATGTTACAGTGATGTTGCCTGCACCTTGGACAACGTGGTAGTTTGTGATGATCATAAACTTGCCCGTCAAGTTGAAAACAAAACCTGATCCTTGCACTTCTGAGTAATAGTAGTAGGGTCGGCCCCAGAAATCGTATTGTACGGTTAAGACTACTCCTTGAACCACTACGACAGAGCTAGCGACCTGCTCGAACAACTGGGACAGTGAAGCATTCTCTCCCAGAACATATGTGGTGTTGTTGATGGTGGCGTTTTCATAGGTTATGTTTTGCGTAGGTGAGTCCTCTCCTGACTGGAGATTTGAAACCTGTGTTTTGAGCGTTGACACCTGATCTTGTAGGCTGCTGATTTTGCTTGAAATGGTAAGGCTACTTACTGCGTAGCCGAATACTCCTCCTATGAGCAGGCATATTATGACTGTTCCTATCAACACGTTGGATAAACGGGGGTTTTTCGGTTTTTCAGGCATTTCCATTCACATTCCTCCTTTTTTCGTTTTCATAATCTTTTCCTGCAACTGGGACACCTTTCGTCGTTGGGCTGAATCTTGCTTCCACAGTAGGGACACATGAGCTTCTTCTTCACCAAATGAAGCCCCTGCTTCTCCTTCGCGATTCTTCCATCTTTCAAAAGGAGCATTCTCTCGGTGCGGGAAGCCACCTGGCTGTCATGCGAAACTATCACGATCGTTGTTCCTCGATTTATGTTTAGGTTCGCGAGGAGTCTGACAACTTCGTACTTGTTTTCCGTGTCCAAGTTGCCGGTAGGTTCGTCCGCCAAGATTATC